ATGAACCTACATGACTATTTCGATTGCGAGGGGGCCATTACCGCTGCGGCGCTGGCTCGGCGCGTGGGGGTATCGCCCGCGCTGGTCTACCAGTGGCGCACCGGGCGCCGGCCGGTGCCGGTCAAGCATTGCGCCCTGATTGAGCTGGCCACGTGCGGCTGGGTCACTCGGCGCGATTTGCGTCCCACGGATTGCATTCGAATCTGGCCGGAGCTGGCCGAAGGGCTAAAGGCGCAATGAACTACTACCCCCATCACATAGGCGATTTCAATAGCGCCACGCGACACCTGACGCGCATCGAACGCAGCGTCTATCGCGACTTGATCGAACTCTATTACGACACCGAAGCCCCCTTGTGCCGGGACGTCGACAAGCTCTGCCGCTTGTTGATTGCGCGCTCAGACGAAGAGCAGGCCGCCGTGATGCAGGTGTTGGGCGAATTCTTCGTAGACACCGAGCAAGGCTGGCGGCACGCGCGTTGCGATGCCGAGATTGCCCGCTACCACGGCAACAAGGAAGCAAAGTCCGCAGCCGGCAAGGCCAGCGCGGCCAAGCGGGCGCGGCAGGCTTGCCGGCAAGTGGAAGTGGCAGAGAAAGCGGCAGAGAAAGCGGCAGAGAAAGCGGCAGAGAAAGCGGCAGTGGAGGCGACGGTGGAAGGCGGGGCGGGCCAACAGCCGTTGAACACCCGTGCAACTAACCATGAACCAGAACCAGAACCAGGAACCCAAAGCCAGAAAGAAAAGGAACCCCGGTCGTGCCAGCGCACTCCAGGTTTTGACGCTACCGCCATTGCCTTGCCCGAATGGCTGGACCGCGCTGACTGGACCAGTTGGGTAGCGGATCGCAAAGCCCGCAAGAAGCCGATTACGGAAGAGGGCGCGCGGCGGCAGTTGCAACAGCTTGCGGGCTACCGCGCCGAGGGCATTGCCGCGTGCGAGGTCATCGCCCACAGCATCGCCAGCGGCTATCTCGGGCTGTACCCACCTCGCGATAGGCCGCGCACCGCCGCAAGCAGCCGCGTACGGCAACGCGCCGACTGGTCATCTGAACTGCGCAGCGTGTTGGCCGAAGGCCGGGGGCGTGGCGAGATCGACATGGGGGTGATCGATGCAAGTCGCTGAATCGTCCACCAGCCTGGGCGCGCTGGTCGTCAATGAAATGCACCTGCTGTATGGCGCCAAGTTCGCGCAGCAATGGGAAGGCCTGACGCCGCGCGAGTTGAAGGATTCGTGGAATCAAAAGTTGTCGGGGCTGACCGAGGCGCAAGTCAGGCGCGGGCTGACGGCGTGTCTGACGCGAGAGTGGCCGCCCACGTTGCCCGAATTTCTGAAGCTGTGCTGCCCCTGGTTGATTGCCGAGCTGGCCTATCACGAAGCCGTGCGCGGCGTGTCGGCGCGGCGACGGGGCGAGACCGGTGATTGGTCGCACCCGGCGGTGTATTGGGCGGCGGTTGGCGTGAGCACGGTGGATTTACTCAACAGCAATTACGGCGCCATTAAGACGCGATGGGAAAGGACTTTGACTGAAGAACTAAGCAAAGGCGCCTGGCCCGACATTCCGCCGCCGCGCGCCGCGCTGCCCGCGCCAGGTCAGACTTTGGCCACGCGCGCTCAAGCAGAAGCCGCGCTGAAAAAGATGGGGGCGGGAAAACTGATGGAGCCGCGCAGCCGGTCGCATCGCGAATGGATCGACCGATGGGAGGCGCGCATCGCGCTAGGCGGACACCCCACCAAGGCCATCGCCGAGATGCTGACGCACGCCAGGCACACCGCCAAGCCGGAGGGCGCATGACACAGGGACACGAATCGAGATGCGAAGCGGGACAAAAAATGCGACCCGAAGCGGAACACAAAACGGAACACAAAACGGAACACAAAAAGGGATGCGACACGGGACACCCAAGCGGTTCCGCCATCCGCAAACAAGTACGAGGCAACAAGACAATGGAAGCAAGGGCAGGCACGCAAGCAGGCTTACCGCGTTGGGTGGAAGACGAGATTCGCAATTGGGCAAGATCGCAATGGGAAGGCGAGTGGCCGGGCCCGCGCCGCATGGCGCAAGACGCGCCCGACGTGTGCGCGTTTCCGCCGCTGCCGGGTCACGATGACGACGATGAGCCGCTGCGCATTCCGGTGAATCATGAACGCGCGCGCCGTGTGCATGCCCTGTATGAAGCGTTGCCGCTGGTCGAGCGGCGCGTGGTGCAGGCGGAAACCACGCGTCGCGCCGACTACGGGGACCTGCCCGCGCATCTGCGTCAGGAAAAAGCCTGCCGCGCCCTCGGCGTCACGCTGCCTTATTACAAGGTGGCGCTGGGCAGTTTCAAACAACAGGTCTGGAGGGAATTCAAATGAAGTACGCGCACGAGGTCATTGATCTGCTGGCCGCGTACCCGGGTCGTGAATTCAGAATGGCCGAGATACTGCGGCACGTCAGCCGGGGCATGCCGCTGACGCCTGCCTCGCAAGAAGCCATGCGACGCGGCGCACGCCGGGTGCTGGACCATTTGCTGGATGCCGGCCACGTGCATCGTTGCGGCGGCAATACAAAATCCGCGACCTATGCGTGGTCGGAATTGGGACACGCACTTCATAAAAACCCTGCGCATTTGGGACCGGATTTGAGACAATAGCCGCGGGACATTGCGCCCACACGAAACGCAGCCCGCCAACCTTCAACGGTTCGCGGGCTTTGTTTTTTCCGAACCCTTTAATAGCCGACATGACGCCCGATAACGCAATCCTTACGCTGCTAAGCGCCGCTGCTGGTGGCGTGCCGGTGGTGCTTTCCGACGACGCTGAAGCTTTCCCGCCGTCGCCCTATATCGCGATGGCCGTGCGCTGGGTACAGGCCGGTCCGGCTGAGACGGGCCATGTCGATGATGACGGCAACCAGCCGGTGCACGACCACCGCGACGCCACCGTCGAGCTGCGCAGCGTGGGCGTGGATGCGTATCGCGCGTTGGACAAGATGGGCCTGGTCTTGCGCCATCCCGCTTATGAAGAACAGGCCGACGCGCTGGGCCTGGCTTTGTTTCAGGCCGGCCGCATACAGCGCGTGCCGCCCGACAGCGCCGGCGCGGCAAGCGAACGGCTGGGCCTGCTTGAACTGGGTATCCGCTACGCGCAGACCTATACCGATTTTGTCGGCGTCATTGAAACGGTGACCGGCACGATCACGACCACGGGTGGCGCCACGCCTGCCCTGGAAACATCTTTCTCCGCGAAGACCGACCCGGCGCAATAGCGTCGCAGGCCTTCTTAACGTAGTCCCCGCCGCCCTTGGGCGGTTTTTTTTTGGAGCCGCAAATGGCAAAAATCGACCGGATCGTCAATGTGGCGATCTCGCTGAACACCACGGCGATCAAGGAGCAGAACTTCTCTGACCTCCTGATCCTTGGCGCGCACGCGCTGGCCGTTAACCGCATCCTGGCATTGACCGAGCCGGGCGAGCTGTTGGACATGGGCATGGCGCCGACCGATCCGCTTTACATCGCCGTGCGTGATGCGTTCAAGCAGATTCCGACGGTGGCGCGCGTTTTCGTTGGCCGCCGTCAGGTGGACGTGTCCCGCGCGACCGTCACGCGCGCCGCTGTGTCGGAGTACCTGGTTTCGCTGTCGTGGCGCGACGCGCAAGGCGTGGTGCAGAAGGTTGACGTAACCACGTCGGGCTTGGCCGACAGCACGCCCCAGACCCTGGCCACCGCATTGGCCGCCGCCATCGCCGACACCGACGCACCGGTGACGGCAGCCGCCACGGGCGCCGATGTCACGGTGACCGCTGCCGAGACCGGCCAAGCCGTAGCCATCGCCGTGAAGGGCAACCTGCAACTGGCCGCGCCGGTCAGCACCGAAACCCCGTCGGCCGCATTGGACGCCTGCCTGCGCGAAAACGGCGACTGGTACGGCGTGTCCTTGGCCAGCCGTGCCGAAGCCGACGTGCTGGACGCCGCCGAGTGGGTGGAATCGAACGAGCGCCTGTTCGGCGTGTCCAGCGCACAGGCCGGCATCATCGATGCCGCCGCGTCCAACGACATCGCGTCCCAATGCCAGCAGAAGCAGTTCTTCCGCACCCATGTCTGGTACCACGGCCAGGCCGCCAGCGAAGCGCTGGACGCCGCCGCCGCCGCCAACCGCTTCACCTTCTATCCGGGTGGCGAGACGTGGGCCAACACGCGGCTCTCGGGCGTGAGCTATGACAGCCTGACCGAAGGCCAGGCGCTGGCCGCGCATGCCAAGAACGCCAACACCTTCGAGCAGATGCGCAACTTTGCCGTGACGCGGAACGGCAAGGTCGCCGCGGGCGAATGGATCGATGTGATCCGTGGCCGCGACTGGTTGGCCGAGCAAGTGAAGATCAACGTCGCGTCGCAATTGATCAACGCCAACGGCAAGGTTCCCTACACCGACGCCGGCATCCAGGTGCTGGTCAACGGCATCCGTCAGGCGCTGCTGCTGGGTCAAAGCCGGGGCCTGGTTGCACCCGATGAAATCGATGACGCGGGCCGCAAGATTCCCGGCTTTGTCATCAACGTGCCGCGCGCGGCCAGCGTGTCGACCAACGACAAGGCCAACCGCATCCTGGGCGACCTGAGCTTCAGCGCCCGCCTTGCCGGCGCCATCCATGTTGCCGAAATCAAGGGCAACCTCACCTACCAACAACTGTAATCGGGGCCTATCCATGTCTGTCAAAACCTACGCACCCAACCAGGTGAAGATCGTGATGGGCGCGCTGCCCATCTCGGGTCTTGCCGAAGACACCTTTGTCACCGTCACCGAAATCGGCGAAGGCATCGCCTCTGTCGTCGGGGTCGACGGCGAGGTGGCGCGCTCGATGTCGCGCGATTCGCGCTTGCGCATCACGCTGACGCTGATGCAGACCAGCGCCAGCAACGCCGCGCTGACCGCGCTGCACCAGGCCGACCGCGCCACCGAGGGCAACGGCGCCGTGCCGGTGTCGGTGACCGACCTGCGCGGCACGTCGCTGCACGCCTCGGATTCCGCCTGGATCGTCAAGATGCCCGACGCCGGCTACGGCGCCAAGGTCGGTAGCCGCGAATGGACGATCGAGACCGGCCCGGCCATCAACGTGATCGGGGGCAACACCTGATGAGCGCCGTCAAGGAAGTGACCATCGGCACGACCATCTTCCGGATCTCTCGGTTCGATCCCTTCCGCCAGTTGAAGCTCTTGGGCGACTTGCAAAAGGAAGTGCTGCCGGCCGCCGGCTCGATGCTGAGCTCGGTGTTCAACGTGGAAGGCGCCAGCGAAGGCCGCGACGAAGGCGCGATGCTGAATGCGTTCCGGGAACTGTCGGCCAAGCTGGGCGGCGACGCCCTGGGCGGCTGGGCCGAGCGTCTGATCGACCCCGAGCTGGTCAGCTTCGAGCTGGCCGGCCGCGAGCCGCAGAAGCTGACCTCGGCCCATCGCGGGCTTGCGTTTGCCGACTACGCGGAAATCCTGGAGCTGTTGTTCCACATTCTTGAGCACAACTTCGCCGGCCCTTTGGCGCGTTGGGCCGGCCGCTTTGGTCCGGCCCGCGCGAAGCTGGCGAGCCTGTCGGGCGGTTCGACGCAGGTTTCGAAAGAGAGTTGATCATCTGGCGGCCCATCCTGGCCCGCCATGTCAGCCTGGACGCCGCCAAGCGCGGCGACATCGATCTGCTGGACATCCTGAAGCTCAATGCGCTGATGGATGCCCAGCAGGCCGCGCAGGCTGCGGCAGATAACAAGGCGAGGTAACCATGATCGTGGTACGAGAGGTGGTGACGCTGCTGCGCCACCACGTGGACACCAGCGGCTTGCAGGCTTACCAGCAGGCGTTTGAAGCCATGCTGCAATCCATGGTTGACGCCACGGTGCAGGCCAGCGCCGCCATGCGCCAGGCGCTTGCGGGCGTGCTGCCCAGCGTGCTGCGCACGCAGCAGGCGATACGCGTGTTGGCGACAAGCGGACCGGCGATAAGCCGACCGGCAACAAGCACGCAGGCAACAGGCGGACCGGCAACAAGCGGCCAAGCAACAAGTGCGCAGGCAACAAGCCCGCAGGCGAAAGCAGCCGTGGCCCGGCCACAAGGCATCCCCGCGCCGCGCCAGCACGCGGCCGCACTGGGCGGCCTGCGCGGCGTTGTTGAACTGACGCTTGGCGCATCGCCGCTCAAGCGCATCCTGAGCGACATCGATGCCTGGGTGCAGATCCAGGAACGTCTGCGCCAAGCGGCGGGATCGGGTGCGCAAGCGGCCGAGGCCGACCGCGACCTGGCCCGCGTGTCGCGCGCCAGCCGCACGCCGTATGCCGACAACGTCGACACCTATGCCCGGTCCGCGCAGACGCTGCAAGACCACGGGCGTTCACCGCGTGACGCTGCCGGCCTCACCGAGGCCGTGGCCTTGAGCATGCGCCTGTCGCAGACCCCGGCCGAGGACCGGAGCGGTGTCGTGGCGGCCCTGTTGAAGATGGTGGAACAGGGCAGGCTTGGCCTTGATGAATACAACGCGCTGCCTCGCCGCATGCAGGACGCGTTGGCTGCCGGCCTGAACCTGGACCGAGGCCAGTTGCGCCAGCAGGTACAAGGCGGCCAGGTCTCGGCCGACCGCGCATTGCCCGCGCTGCAATCGCAGTTGCCCGCCATGCGCACGGAAGCCGAGGCCGCGCCCGCGTCCCTCACGGCGGCGATGACGGTGTTCAACGACGCCTTGCAGCGTTACGTGGGCCAAGCCTTGCCGGCGGGCCGCAGCGTGCTGAACGGGGTGACGGCGTCGATCCTGTTCCTGGCCGACAACATCGACGCGGTCGTCAAGCTGTTGGCTCTGACGGGCGCCAGCATCGGGCTGGTCTCGCTGGGTAACTGGTTGCGGCGTGCCAGCGTGCTGTCGATCGGCCTGTTTCAAGCGCTGGTTGCCGCCACGCGCGCCGCGCTGGGGCTGGATGCCGCGATGGCGCTGCGCCGTGGGCCGGCGGGTGCGATGCAGATGCTGTCGGTGTGGACGCGATCAATCGCGCCGATGCTGCGCATGGCGGCGGTGTTGACCACGATTTATCTGATCGGCGAGGACATCGCCAATTGGCTGGGTGGCGGCGAGTCCGTGCTGGGCGGCTGGATCGGCGGCGTGGAGCAATGGCAGGACGAGCTCAATGCCGTGTCGGCCGTGCTGGGTTTCGTGAAGGACCTGCTGGGTGGCGCGGGCGAGGCACTGGGGCCGTGGATGCAGCGCTTCGGGACCATTGGCGTGCTGGCCTACGGCCTGTGGCAGATCCTGTCCCCGATCGGCGGGTTCTTGCTGAACCTGGCAAGCGTCGTCGTGCCCATGCTGTGGAACGCCTTCGCCATGACGCCGATCGGCCGGATCATTTCGTTGATCGGCATGCTGGCGGTCGCGCTGTGGCAGGTCTGGGAAAACTGGGATGTGATCAAGGCGTACATCTCGGCATCCTGGGATGCGCTGATGGCAATGGCCCTTGATTCGTTCCTGGGGCCGGTCATTGAGTACATCGCGGCTATCTGGCAGTTCTGGACCGCGCTTGTCAACGGCGTCGTGGCCGCCTTCAAGGGCGACTGGGACGGCGCCATCGCGCATTGGGCGGGCGCGTTCAACGGCTTGTGGACGTTCTTTTCGAACATGGGCGGGCGGATGATGGCCACGATCAAACAGATCGGCGGCGCCATCCAGACCTGGGTGCTGGACAAGCTCAAGGTGGCCAAGGGTTGGTTCATGAGCTTGGTGCCGGACGCGTTGAAATCGGAACCGGACGCGCAGGCCTCGGTGATGGACGGTTGGAAGTCGGAGGGGAAACAGGGCTTGCAACAGGGCGGGCAACAGGGCATGCAGCAGGGCATGCAGCAGGGCATGCAGCAGGGCTTGCAGTCGGGCGCGTTGCCGAGCGACCAAGCTGCATGGTGGGCCGTGGCAAGCGGCGTTTCGCTTCCGCTCGTGTCGCCGGCCAACGTGTTTGGCCCCAAGCCGCTGCCCGGGCGCGCGCAATTCATGTACCAGAACCGCAACGACATTGTCGTCAACGTGTCTGGGGGCGATAGCCAGGCCGTGCGCGGGGCGGTTGCCCAAGGCGTGGATCAGGGGCTGTACCGAAACTTTAACTACCTGACGAATGCATGGGACCTGACGTCTCCCGTTGAGGCCATCACCTAGGAGTCGCAATGAACTTTGTTTCCATGATCTTCGGATGGCACGGCGGCAGCAGCATCGGCACCTTGCCCTTGGACGCGCTGGTCAACGAAAAGACCACGCTCACCAGCCGCGTGACGTCGTTTGCCGTGGAAGACGGCCCGCCCGTGACGGACCACGTAGTGGCGGATTCCGAGCAACTGACGCTGGATGGCTGGGTGACAGCCGCTGACATCAGCTTGCTGGGCGGCCTGCGCGCCGCGGCCTTGGGTGCCGGCCGGTCAAAGCTGATCGGCGCCAAGGACGCACTGCGCAAGATCCATGCGGACCGCCTGCCCATCACCATCACGACCGGGCTCGATGTCTACGCCGACTTCGTGATGGAAAGCTGCTCCATCGGGCGCACCAACGGCGCGGGCGACCGCTTCGAACTCTCCGCCAGCTTCAAACGCATCCGCAAGGTGACGTTGCGGCAGGCGGATATCCCGCCGGAAAAAACATCAGGCAGCGCAACCGGCAAGGCCGGCACCACCAAGGCCAACGCCGGCAAGCAAAACGGCGTGACCGCCAGCCAGAAGCAACGCGATACTTTCAACTCGTCAGGAATTCTGAGCGCATGATCCAGATACTCGTACCGGACGCCAACGACAGCGTCTCTGAAACGGAGCTGGACGGCATGACTTATTTCTTGCGCCTGTCGTGGAACAGCGAGGCGCGGCAATGGGTGCTTGCCATCGAGAACGCCTACAACGAACTGATCGTGGCGGGCATCGCGGTGGTGCCGGATACGCCCTTGTTGGGGGGGTACCGGCATCTGGCCGTGCCCGCGGGCGAACTGGTGGCCCTGGCCCCGGACCGCCGCGACACCATCAGCAGATCGGCGCTGCCGTCCGGCGAAGTGGCATTGCTCTACCTCAACGTCGATGAGGTGGCCAATGGCCAGGTTTGACCGCGTCTACCGGCTGCTGGTGGGCAAGGACGGCGGGCAAGGCCTGGAGATCGTGCCTCCCATACGCTTGACCTTCGACATCGCAAAGACCACCGCCGAAGAGCCCAACGACGCCAAGATCACCGTGTACAACCTGGCCGCGCAAACCCGCCGCACGTTGGAAGAACCCGGCCTGCGCTGTGTGCTGTATGCGGGCTATGCGGAAGAGGGCGGCCCCTTGCTGATGGCGTCCGGCAGCATCGTGTATGCGTATACCCGCTATGACCAGCCGAACGTGGTGACGGAATTGACGGTCAAGGACGGCTATATCGAAGTCCGCGACACGGCGGTCTCGATCGGCTTGGGGCCTGGCGCGCGCGCCAGCGACATCATCCGCGACATTGCGCGGCAAATGGGCCTGCCGTTGCTCATGGCCGACGATGCGCCCGACCGTTGGTGGGAGCAGGGCTTTTCTTTCTACGGCGCGGCACGCACGGCGCTGCATAAGGTCACGCAGGGCACCGGGCTGGAATGGTCGATCCAGAACCAGCAGTTGCAGGTTGTGCAGCGGCTGGGCACCACGCGGCGCCAAGCCGTTGTGCTGGCCGTGGACACCGGCCTGTTGGGCCAACCCGAACGCACACGGGCGGCCGCCAGCGAGAAGGCGAAGGCAAAGGCGCCGGGGCAGGCGGGTGCCGCTGCGGCTGCCGTAGCCGCCAAAACCGCCAAAGCCGCCACCCCCGCTAGTGGGCAGCAGCAGCGCGACGGCTGGAAGGTCAAGTCGCTGTTGCTGCCCACCATCAGCCCGGGTGATCTCGTCAAGCTGGAAAGCCGTTCGGTAGCGGCCTTTCAACGCGCGGAAACTGTGCGCCACACGGGCGATAGCGAAGGCGGGGATTGGCAAACGGAATTGAGCCTGGTCGACGCCCACCCGTCCTCCACCAAAAAGGAGCAGTCATGAACAACGCGGTAACCCTCATGCGCCGTCTTATCGCGACGGAGCTGGCGGACGTCTACACGACGCTGCCGGGCGAAGTTGTCGCCTATGACGGCACGTTCGTCACAGCCCGCCCGGCGCTAGCCAAGCGGCTGGCCAATGGCGACGTCTTGCCGCCGCCGCAGGTGGTGCGCGTGCCGGTCTGCTGGCCGGTGGGCGATGTGCACGGCGCGCAGGCGCTGATCTCGGTGCCGCTGGCGCCGGGAGACGCGATCAAGCTGTCGTTCTCCGCCCGAGCGCTGGAAAACTGGTTGGCGGGCGACAACGGCCCGCCGGATGACCCGCGTCAGTTTGATTTGTCGGATGCGTTCGCCTCGCCGCTGCTGCGGCCGGGCACGATGGCGGCCGATACGCAGAATGTCAGCATCCAGTACGGACCTGGCACGCTGAAACTGTCACCAGCGGGCGACCTGACTTTTCAAGTCAAGACCTGGACGGTGCAAGCGGAACAAACCACCTTCAACACCCCGGTCACGATCAACGGGCCGCTGACCTATACGCAAGGCATGTCGGGCGAGGGCGGCCAGGGCGGTGCGTCGATGCGCATACGCGGCGGCGTGGCCTATGAAGGCGGCGCGGTCACCCATAACGGCAAGAGCATCGGCGACACGCATCGCCACGCCTACGCTGGCGGCACGACCGAGGGGCCAATCTGATGACCCTGGACCTTGCCTTGTCCGACGACCACGACCTGGACCTGGATCTGCTTGGCCGCGCCTCATTCGTGGATGGCGCCGACCGTATCGCGCAGCAGATCAAAACGACCTTGCTCGCCTTCATGGGCGAGTGGTTTCTGGACACC